AGACCATGCAGACGCCGCGCTTCCCCGGCTCTGATGAGCACGGGCGCAACCCGGTGCCGCCGCGTCAGGAATACCCCGGCCAGTATCACCAAGGGGACATGATCCCGCCGCCGGGATGGGCTGGCTCGACCAACGTGGACGAGCCCTACCTGCCGCCGGATTATGACAAGGTGCTGGTGGCGCGCTGCTATCCTGATGCCGATTCCTTTACGGAGCTTCGCGAGATGGCTTACCAGGCCGGGCGCGAGGTGCTGCGGATGGCGCGCGAGTCGACCCGCCAGCAGGCCGAGATCGCGGGCCAGCCTGACCCGCATGACCTGAGCGTGGAGCGGGCGGTGACGCGCAAGCCCGGCCAGCCTAACCCTGGCCAGCCGATCGAGGCCGATCCGCAGCCACGCCCGGTCAATCAGCAGCCCAACCAGCCGCAGCAACCCGGCCAGCCGATCCCAGAGCCGACGCCTTCACCGCCCTACCCGCCGCAGGACCAGGACCGCGAGCGGCAGGAGCGTGAGCAGCGCGAGGAGCGTGAGCGTCAGCAGCCTGGGCAGCCCACACAGCCGCAGCCGGGCCGTGAGGCTAGCCAGAGCCAGGATCAGGACCGCGAGCGGCAGGAGCGCGACCAGCGCGAGCAGCGCGAAGAGCGCGAGCGTCGGGAGCGCCAGGAGCGCGAGAACCGCGAGCGGGAAGACCGTGAACGCCGGGAGCGCGAGCAGAAGCGGGACTGACCCTTGGCGTCTTTCCAGCAACTTCAGGACGACGTGCTGTGGTATCTCGATCGCCGGGATGCCGCAGCACGCATTCCGTCCTGGGTGCAGTTGGTAGAGACGGAGATCCAGCAGACCTTGCGGGCAAGATGCATGGAGGTGTCGGCGACCCAGGCGGTTGATTCGGCCTTCATCACCCTGCCGCCTGACTTCTGCACCATGGCCAGCATCAGGGACGCTGCCACGGGGCAGAACCTGGTGCTCAAAGACGAGTGGTCGGGCAGTTGGACCGACGCCTCCGGTTCGCCTCCGGTGGACTACCCGTATCCCGGCACCTACTACGGCAACCGGCTGGTCTGGGCGTATCGACTCGTGGCCGACTGCATCGAGTTCCTGCCGCACCCCTGGCTACCGGACCCGCCCGACCCGCTGTGGGTGCCGCAGACCGTCCTGATGAACTGGTATGCCAAGCCCCGCGCGCTGCTACTGCCGTCCGACACCAACCCCGTTCTTGAGCAACTCTACTCGGTCTACCTCTACGGCATCCTGGCGCATGCGACCCTGGCAGAGCAGGACGAGCCGATGGCGCCGCAGTGGGACGCCAAGTATCAACAGGCGGTCACGCGGGCCAACCTGAACACGCAACAATCTACCATGAGCGGGGCCCCGTACACCGAGGAGATGAGTGGGGTCTTTGGCTGATGTCCCTGCCCCTGATCAGCAAGGCGGCGGCGCGCTACACCGGGGCAGGCGGCAAGGAGCATTGCAGTCTCTGCCGTCACTTCTCCCCACGCCGTGGCGGGCGCTGCGCGCGGGTGCTGGGCGACATCTCGCCGAGGGGCTGGTGCAGGCTGTTCTCGCGCGAGATGCGTGGGCTGGTCGCGGACGCTTCCTCGTTCAACGGAGGAGGTGGCCCATCGCTCGGCCTCGACTTCATGATGCCCGGCGTGCTCGACCCGCGCATTACCTTCACCCGCGCGTCCACCGCCACGTATTTCAACAGCGCCGGCGTGATGCAGACGGCGGCGGTCAATCAGCCGCGGTGGGACTATGACGCCGCCACGCGCACGCTGAGGGGCCTGCTGATCGAAGAGGCGCGGACTAATGTGCTGCCCAACGGCAACGCGCCTACGGTCCTATCAGGCGGCGCCACGATCGCGGCCAGCGCCGACATCCAGCCGCTGTTTGCCGGCGCCGTGGTCAACAAGCACACGATTACAGGCGGGCCGGCGCGCGGTTATGTCTCGGTTACTGGACTAACGGCGGCAACGGCATACGCGTTCTCGCTGTGGTTGTATGTCCCGACCAGCGTCACGCGCACCGATCTGGCGCCTTACAACAATACGGGCGAGGGCCTGACCGGCACGCAGACCAACGCATCAGCCGCCTACTACAACATGACCCGCAAGGGGACGTGGCAGCGTCTGACGATGATCTACACGACAGGTGCGGCAGAGACCGCACTCAATGCGTTCTTTATGCGCGGCCTGGATATCGGTGATGTGTTCTACACCACCGCCTACCAGATCGAGGCCGGCGCGTTCGCCACCAGCTACGTTCCCACCACCTCGGCGGCGGTTACGCGGGCGCAGGACAGATGCAGCATCTCGGCGGCAAACATGGCGCCGTGGTTTAATGCGCTGACCGGGTCATGGTTTGCCGAGTTCGTCTTTCAGAACCCGACCTCGCCAAACATCCGCATTCTCGCATCTCTGGGGCAACCGGCGGGCGGTAGCGCCGGTATGGTGTTTGTCGATCCAGCCCAGCACGTTGCGCAATATGACGGCGGCACGGCCCTCGTCACGACTAGCCCTGCACTGGTGGTCAACGCGGTGAGCAAGGGCGCCAGCACTTGGGCAGCAGGGACTGGCCAGGTCTGTGGCAATGGTGGCGCCGTGCTATCCGGTGCAATGCCGGGTGGGTTCGGCACCCTGAGCACGCTAGGCGTCTGCTTCCTGATCCCGTCCAATCCAGGTGTCACGGACAACGCGACAGGCTACCTGCGCCGGGTTTCCTACTGGTCGCGGGCGCTGACCGGCGCCGAAATGCAGACGGTGACCACGCTATGAGCGGCAGCGCGTCGATCGACCTGGAGCGGCAGTTACTCGGCCATTCTCTGGCCATCGCGCCGATGCCGACGGTGGGACGCGTCTATGTGGCGTTGTGTCTGTCGGCACCCACAGAGGCAGCCGGTGGCACTGAGGCCTCAGGCGGCGGCTACGCCCGCGCCTTGGCCACGTTCGCGCTGATGTCGTCACCATCCAACGCTGCGAGCAACGCCACCTCAGTAGAGTTCCCGGTCGCCAGCAGCGCCTGGGGCACGATCGGCTATTTCGAGATATGGACCGTACCGACCGGCGGCACGCGGCTTTACTGGGGGCCGCTCACCGACCCCGCCGATGGCGTGCCGATCGAGATGGATGTCACGACGGGCGACATCGTGCGGTTCTCGGCTGGGACGTTGATTGTGCAAGTGGCTGAGAACGCGATCAGCGGCGGGTCATCCGCGGACGACGAGGTGTGTAACGTCAAGGATTTTGGCGCGAAGGGTGACGCCCTCGGGCAACTCGATGGCACGATGAGCGTCGGCAGCAATGTCTTCACCTCGTCACTGGCAACGTTCACGGCGGCTGATGTCGGCAAATCGATCATCGTCACCGGCAGTGGCCCCAGCAACACGCCGCGCCAAGGCACCATTACCGGCTACACCAGTGCCCACAGCATCACACTGTCCTTCAGCGCCGCAGTCGCTACCCCGTGGAGCATCGGCGGCGTGTCGATCGGCGGCTCGTTCTACTACGGCACCGACGACACGGCGGCGGTGACTGCCGCCATCGCTGCCGCACAGACGCAGCAGAAGACCGCCTATTTCCCCAACGGTTGCTACTGGCTGGCCAGCCAGACTGCGCCGATCCCGTTGAGCAATGTCGCACTGCGCGGCGAGGGCACAGGCCGCAGCTTCTGGCCGTTCTGCGGTGGGCGCGGCAGTGTCGTGCTATTGAGCAACACCGCCACAGCAGCCTTCAGCGGTGTGGCCGGCACGTCAGTGTCCGACATGGCGTTCTATTACCCGGCAATCGACGGATCGCAGGCCACACCGATCAGCCTGCCGCCGCTGTTCGAGGCAGATGATGCCAGCAGCAGCAACGTCAATAACTGGTTCAGCCGGATGCGGGTCTGCGCCGCCGACACGGTGTTCCACGCAACGACGGCAGGCTCGCTGGCGCGCACCTTCATGTCGGACTGCCTGATCTACGGCGTGCGCAGTGTGTTCTCGTTCCACAACGGCTATGCCGACACGTTGCAACCCAACAATACCTATTTCGGCCCAGGCGCCATGGGGGCGACGGCAACCTCTGGTGCTGCCTACCTGCAAAAACACACACGCGCCAACGGCGCGGTGTTCCGATACGATATCGGCGCCGGCAACTACGCGCGTGCCGATGGGCTGATCTGGACCGGCGGCATCGTGCAGAGCTATCGCCACGCGATCCTGCTCACGAGCGGGCTGATCGATGTCAGTAGCGTGGCCAATATCAACTTCGATTTCATCGGCTCGGTGCTACACGTAGCCAGCGGGGCGCGCATCGTCAGCACGGGGTTCACTGGCGGCGAGGTCTACAGCACCAACAGCTACGACCCGGCCAACGCCGACAACGTATTTCACTTTGCAGCCGGGGCGACTTACGGCAGCGACATCTCAATTGCCGGAATGCACATCACCTTTGCTATGGGCAATGTCGTCTATGACACCGGGGGCGCACTGACCACGCTGGTGTTCTCTGCCAACAGCGTTTCGAACTGGGGGCGAACGACCACAGCCGGATCATATTACGCCTATGCGTGCGCTGGCGCTGGCGATGGACAACAGACATTTACCGGCAACACGTTTTACGGCAACCGACTGGCCACGGCGAATGCAATCATCGGCATCGTAACCGCGCACGGCAACGGCAACATCGTCATCACCGGAAACGGGTTCAACCTCTGCACCCGCGCAGCGTTGCTGACCGGCACCGGGGGCAGCGTCGTCATCGATGGCAATGTATCGACCGGCAGCGCGGCGCCGCTACAGGACAGCAGCACCGCCTCGGTGGTCTATGGCGTTAATAATCTCGACGTTGCTCCCGTCATGCAGGCCGGCGGCGCTACCCGTGGCATCAATGTCCTGGCCAATCAGATGGCATATCTGGTTGGTGCATCCGGCTCGCACGCGTTCTCGGTCGCCGGCACCGACCGGTTTAGTGTGTCGAGCACAGCGGCCACGGTGACCGTGCCGCTGACGATCAATGCAGCTGGCCCTACCATTCGCTCGGGCACGGGTGCAGCCACCGGCACGCAACCGAAGGGATCACTCTGGCTGCGCACGGATGGCGCGGCGGGCAGCACGCTCTATGTCACGCAGGGTGGCGGCACCTGGGCAGCGGTGGCCGGGGTCTGATGCCCGCACCCCGCCCATTCGGTCGCGGTCCTTACGGCGCCGGTCCCTACTCGCGCAACGGGGCCGTCGTCTACGAGGTGGGCGGTATCAGCCTGCTGTCATTCGATGCCAGCGGTGCCGCGGCCCTGGCGTGGCGCAGGACGCCGCCTGGCAGCGTCGGTGCATGGCCACAGCAGGACTGCACGCCAGGCGTCTGGGAGCCGGTGGACGCCTGCGGAACGGGTAGCTGGATGAAGCAGCGTCTGCCTGAGATGGAGCCGGTATGAGCGGACAGCCACACTGGACTGACAACATCTCGCCAGAGCCCAACAGCGGATGTTGGCTCTGGACCGGACGCTACGGCAACAGGGGATACGGGACTTACGGGGGCGGGCGCAGTGGTGAGCGGGTTGCCGCGCATCGGTTGGCATGGGAACAGGCAAATGGTCCGGTTCCCGGAGGTATGTTTGTCCTTCATCGGTGCGACGTTCGTGGCTGCGTGAATCCGGACCATTTGTTCCTCGGCACAGCCAAGGACAACACGCGCGACATGATGGCGAAGGGGCGCGCGCACTTTGTTGGTGGCGCGTTCAATGCGCGCAAGACGCACTGCAAGCGCGGGCACCCCCTCATCGCCGCGCGGATCTGGGTCACCAAGAAGGGTGCTCGCATATGTCTGGACTGCGCCATGCTGCGCGAACGCGAGAGGCGCGCGGTTAAGAGGGCAGCAACATGAGTGGCAGCGATTATACTAAGACCCCGAATTACGACCTCTATCTGCCAGTCCCTGGTGAGGATGACGACGTCTGGGGTGACCATATAAATTTTGACATCAGCACAATCGACGCGCTGATCAAGAGCGTCTCGGACAAAGCCGACTCGGCACCCACGCCGCGCGACAAGGCCCGTCTTCAGGCGCAGTGGCAAAATGCGGCGGTGGTATCCGACGACACCGTGTGGCTGTGCTTCGATACGCCCTACGCCGGCACGGTCAACAGCCTGACACACTTCACCGGCAACGGTTCGTTCACCGTCAACATCCAGATCAACGGAGTCAGCGTCACTGGCCTCGGTGCTGTCACCGTCAACAGCGCCACGCCAACGACACTGAACGCGACCGCCGCGAATACCTTCCCCGAGCACGCGCGGGTCACGGTGGTCATCACCGGCAGCACCGGCAGCCCGACCGATGCGCTGCTGTCGCTTGCTGTGACGTGGAGTTAGACGATGGCGTTCGTATGGTCGGATGGGTTCGATTGCTACGCGACCGGCGCCGATGCCACAACCGGCTATTGGGATACCACTGTCGCAAGCTCACTCAATCTCGTGGCGGGGCGGTTCGCTGGCAGTCAGGCGTTTTCATGGAACGGCACCGCCAGTCAGACTTTGGCTAAGACAAGCAGCGTCAATGACGCGGTGCATCATATCAATGTGGCGTTCCGCCAGACGTTTGCTATCAGCGGTTCGAGCCTCGGCTTGTATTTACAGCTACTCGATGGAGCCACCGCGCAATGCTCGATTGTGTTCCGCTCCGATGGGGCGATCTTATTGACGGCTGGTGCCGCAAACGGGACCGTGCTGGCGACATATACCGGCGCGTTTCCAGTGGTGAATACGTGGTATTCGTTCGAGATTGAGGTCGTCATCAGCAACACCGCTGGATGGATGAAGGTCCGCAAGAACGGCAACACGACCGAAGATTTCACGTCATCGCTTACGTTGGATACGCAAGCCTCTGCCAACGCATATGCGAACAAATTGCAGATCGCACAGCAGATAGCAGTGTCAACGCAGAACCTGGACGACCTCTACTGGCGCAGCGACGCATCCAGTGTGCCGTGGCTTGGCGATATGAAATGCATCACGCGGTATCCTGCGAGCGATGCGAGCGTGCAGTTCTCGCGAGCGCCTACGACAGTTGTGATGACGCCATATGCGTCTTTCACCACAGCGACGGTGACGGCTGGGAATGCTCGCTACACACCATTCACTGCAAGCCGTGATGGCATGATCGGTGCCGCCACGGTGTCACTGGTTGCTGGATACACTGGCAACCTGAAATGCTCCATCTTCGCATCATCCGGCACCGCGCCAACTGCTGTGTTGGGGTCCGCTGCCGTGGTGGTGAACCCTGCCACTGGTGCCAATACGCTGACATTCAGCACGCCAGTAGCAGTAGTCATGGGCGTGCAATACTGGATCGGTTTTGTCAGTGACACGACATCTGGCACATGGAGCATAGCGAGCGCAGCCGCTGGTATGCAGAGCACAACCTCTTACGCCAGTTTCCCTTTCGCGTCGCCAGTTGCCACCAGCACCCAGGCGACAATCTGCTCCCTGATAATCTCACCGACGAATGCGGCTCTGGTCGCTGAAGCACAGCAAGACGGAACTGCCACATACGTCTATGACAGCGTGCCAGGACATGCGGACTTCTACGGCATCAACAGCATCGCGAGCACACCGCTCACCACCTTCGCCGTCACCACGCGCGCCTACGCGATCAAGAGCGACGCCGGCACGCGCACGATGGCGGTGCAACTGAAGAGCGGTGCATCCACGGTGGCGTCACCGACCGTTGTGCTCACACCGAGCAACTGGCAGTGGGCGTGGCGACATGACACGACCGATCCGGCAACTGGTGCTGCATGGACTGCTGCGGCAGTCAACGTCTGTTCCATTGGCCCGACAGTGACCGCCTAGCATGGCTCAGTCCTACTCAAACCCCGGCGGATCAGGTAACCGCGCCGGCATCATCACCGTCACCACAACCGGTAACTTCACCGGCGCTGTTTCGCTGCTAGTCGACGGCGTGACGGCAGCGGTCACCTCAATGTGGTTCAACAGCGGTAACTCCGGTGTCGAGGTGAAGTTCACCTTCGCCGCGCCGCGTCTGATCACTGAAGCCAAGTGGTATCAGAGTGCCATCGCCGCTCATGGCGACTGGCAGTGGCAGGGTTCGCCTGACAACTCGGCGTGGACAAATATCGGTAGCACGTTCACGCTTGGCACGGCCGCGACGCAGACCATCACCACGCTATCCGGCAACGCCACGGCCTATCGCTACTATCGAATGCTGCAGACCACGGGCACGGCAAGCACCAGCCCTTATCTGTATGAAATCGAGTTCAGCATTGACTCTGGGGTAGCCAACACAACGTGGAACCCAAGCGATAAGACCGCCAACATCACGCTGACTGGCAGCAATCTGATTGCCACGTCCACGTCAGTATCGCGTGGGATCGTGCGCGCAGCAGACTGTCAGGTCGCGGGCAAGTTCTACTTTGAATACACCTGCAATGTGATAGCAGGCGCGAATACGTCCCTCGGCATTGCAACCAGCCTGATGACATCAGCAGGTGCGCTTTCTGATCTCAATGCTTGCCAGATCAATAAGACATCGGGACAGGTGTGGGCCAACGGCGTGAACGCCTTCACGTTCGGCACATCCCTGGCCAATGGCAATGTCGTGTGCATTGCGCTCGATTGCACTGCGCGCTTGATCTGGTTTCGCATTGGCGCAGCAGGAAACTGGAACAATAACGCGACATACAATCCGGCAACGGGTGTTGGCGGTGTCGCCATATTCAACTTCGGCGCGGCACTTCAGGCGTTCCCGTTTGCAGGATTGCAGGCGACATCCGATCAGATCACAGCCAACTTCGGTGACACCGCGTTCGTCGGTGCAGTGCCAAGCGGCTACACATCCGGCTTCACCGCAGGCGCATCTGTTCCCACCAACGCACTCGCATCGCAGGCCGTCGCCGAGCATTGGCTGACCACCAGTCCGCAGGCCCAGGTCACCCAGGTTGTGGCCGAGCACTGGGCCAGCGTCGCGTCCGGCAACCTCCAGGCCGTCGTCACACAGGTGATGCTGGAGCATTGGGCGTCCGTCGCCGTGGTGGTCCCGGCGGCTGGCGGGCCTATGGTCACCATGATCCACTGAGGAGACAGTCATGCCAGTACTCGCTGGGACAATCCGTGCATCATCCACCGGCAACCCGGACTGGAAGGCGTGCGACGGCGGGACGGTCTACGTGGCCGAGAACAAGGTCAGCGGCGTCACCGTGCTCCCGCGCGCCGCCCCCGCGCCAGGGTTCGGCGATCACCGCGACTGGCGGCGACGCGTCGGCACCAAGTATGGCTGGACCGGACTCGGCCCGAATGGCTTTCGCTTCCGCCTGCCGGTCGCGGCGGATGGGAATTATGTGAAGACGAATGATGATACAGCGGACACTTGATCATGCCTGATTGGCAGTCTCTCACTATCCCAGAACCTAACAGCGGGTGCCTGCTGTGGGAGGGTTCTGTCACGCGTGGCTATCCCCGTCTCGGCAATGCCCAGGTGCGGCATCTCGTGTGGGAAGCGACGAATGGGCCACTGCCTGACGGTATGATTATCAGCCCACAGTGTGACAATCGATTCTGTGTCAGTGCTGATCATCTGTTCTCGCGGCTGAAGAGGACGACCAGCGACAACTGGCAGGACCACGCCATCCCCGAGCCGATGAGCGGATGCTGGCTGTGGGAAGGCATGATCGACGGTCGCGGCTACGGCAAGTATGTTGTGGCCGATAGGCACCGGCAGGCCCACCGGGTGGCGTGGGAGGCAACTAATGGCCCAGTGCCGGCGGGGCTTGTCGTCTGTCATCACTGCGACAACCGGCTGTGTGTGAACCCTGATCATCTGTTCGCCGGCACGCAGGCTGAGAACAATCTGGATCGCGATCGGAAGGGGCGAAACGGACAACTCAACAAGACGCACTGTCGGCGCGGTCACGCATACACGCCAGAGAACACATATCTGCAGCATAGGGCGGGCGGGATCAGTCGGTCGTGCAAGCAATGCACGCTGGATAGCAATGCCAAGATCAAAGCGCGTCAGCAGGCAGAAAGGGTAAGCCGCAATGCCTGATACCTACACCGAGAACCTGCAATTGGTCTTGCCGGAGGTGGGAGCCTCGCGCGACTCGTGGGGCGCTAAATTGTCCAGCAATTTCAGTGTGTTGGACGAGTTCGTATCCATGGCAATGCCGCTCGGCTCGCTGCTCGACTACGCCGGGCCAACCCCACCGCCCGGCTGGCTGATCGCGGACGGCCGCGCCGTATCCAGAACCACCTACAGCGAGCTATTCCAGGTTCTGGCCACCTACTGGGGCGCAGGCGACGGCTCGACCACGTTTAACCTGCCGAACTTCGGCGGACGCGTGGCGGTCGGGGCCGGCGCCATCACGGACGAGAACGGCACTGGCGGTAATTATTTATTTGCGTCCCGCTTGGGTGGCCAGTTGCGCGGCATATTCCAGTATAACTTGCCGATCGTTAATCTCACGGTCAGCAGTCAGGGGGCGCACAACCACGCCGGCGCCACGGCAAATGGCGGCGCACACATCCACACCACCGATGTGCAGGGTTCGCACAACCACGACACAGGCGGGACCGGGTTCGGTACGACCCTGAACGGTCAGCATTCACACAGCGGATGGACTGACGCGCAGGGCGCGCATGATCACCGCGTCAGCTTGTGGGGCATGTCTGCCGGCACGTCGGGGGGCGGTTATGGCGTCATGAGCGACCTGTTCGGCGGCGCCCTCTATACCACCGATATCGCTCCTGCCCATACCCACGCGATTGGCACTTACGACACTGGCACAGCACACGCGCATTATATCTACTGGGATGGCGGACACGCGCATACCACCACTACGATCGGCGACCACGCGCACGCCATCGGTGCCGATGGCAACCACACGCACACTGTCGCGCTGGGTGGCGGCAATCAGGGGCTGGATATCCGGCAGCCGCTCGCGGTCGTCACCAAGATCATCTATGCCGGTGGCCAGGCTGCCGCAGCCGCCACGACCACTGCAGTGCCGCTGGTGCGCCGGCTGATGTCGGCACCCATGAGAGGCACCCACTAGTGCCACGCCTCACCCAGGCCCCGCCGCCGGGCATCGTCAGGAATGCGACGCCGGAAGCCACTGTCGGGCGCTGGTGGGACTGCAACAACATCCGGTTTCGCGGCGGGCAGATCCAGCCGATCGGCGGCAACGTGAATATCATCGGCACCGGCATCGAGGGGCCGATACGCGACCTGCTGACGTGGCACGACAATGCCGGCGTCAGGTGGGCAGCGTTCGGCGGCGACACCGGCCTTTATGCGTTCCGGTTTGATACCGATCAGATATACATCCTCACCCCTGCCGGTGTCGGGCCGCTCGATCCGCCGGGCGCGCTGAACGGCTACGGGTTGGGCGATTACGGCGAGGATGCCTACGGCACCGCACGCGACCCGGACGATGTCGGCCCGCAGGACATATCGGCCACGATGGGCGATCGCTGGAGCATGGATACGTTCGGCGAGCGCCTGCTGGTCGTGCCAACCCAGGACGGCCACCTATTTGAGTGGTCACCCAGCACGCCCCTCACGCGCGCGACGCTCGTGCCTAATGCGCCGGATCAGAACAGGGGCGTGATCGTCACCGACCAGCGCCACGTGGTGCTTTACGGGGCCGGCGGCGACCCCAGGCGCATCGCCTGGAGCGACCAGGAGGACTACACGGTCTGGGCGCCAACCGCGGTCAACATGGCGGGCGACAAGCTGCTCGCGACGCAGAGCTACGCCATGACCGCGATCAAGATCGCCGACAGCATCCTGTTGTTCACCGGCAACGACGTTCACAAGATGACCTACGTGGGGCCGCCCTACGCGTACGGAATTGTCGAGATAGCATCTGGCTGCGGGCCGATCTCGCCGCGCTCTGTGGTGCGGATTGGCGCCAATGTCGCATGGCCTGGCCTGCAGACCTTCTGGGGCTATTCCGGCGCCGTGCAGCCCCTGAAGTGTGACGTCGATGACTGGTTCTTTAGCCTCGTGAACCGGCAGATGGTGGGGCGCGTCTTTGGTAGTCCCAACCCGGCATTCTCGGAACTCTGGTGGGACTGGCCGGATGAGGGCTCGAACGAGTGCAATCGTTACATCGCGGTGAACTATGCCGATCCAAACCGGCCATGGACGATCGGAGTGCGGGAACGCACGGCGGCTGATGGCACCGGAGTGATGGACAACCCGATCCTTGCCGGCCCCATAACCCCTACGGCTGGGGCGTTGTTTTTGCATGAATACAGCTACCTGGATGACGGTCTACCACGCGCCCCGACAGGTGCAGTTTACGCTGAGTCTGGCAACATCGTGCTCGCAGAAGGAGATCACCGTTTTCACGTCAGACAAGTGGTTATGGATGATGTGACGCCCAGCGGCCTTGGCGTTCGATTCCTGACCCGTGAGCAGCCAAACGGTCCTGAGCACGACACGGGACTCTATACTGTGGTTCATGATGGGTTAATGGATGTCCGGTTTAGTGGTCGACACATCCGTATGCGGATAGAGGCGCTGGCGGACGAACCGTTCGCGGTCGGTCGGCCTCGGCTCAGTATCAGGAAGGGAGGGCGTCGATGACTGTTCGCCCGGTCAGTCGTCCACCCGCACCGTTTCAGGCGCCGACTGCCGGCAGCATCGATGAGCGGCTGGCTATCATGGCGGCGGAAATCAACCGCAAGGCCAACGCCGGACTGGCGGGTCCTGCGTACCATTTCGTCGGGCTGATCTCGCCTGACGGCACGTCGTGGCGCGTGTCGATCACCGATGCCGGGACGATTGTCACAGAGGCGACTCCGTGACCAACGAACAGAAGGTCCGGCGGTTCGAGAAGGCGCTGGCGCAGGCCGGCAACACCCACACCATCGCCGACGTCATGCAGCGGATCGAGCAGAACCGCGCCTGTTGCTGGACCAACGGCGATTCGGTCGTGGTCACCGAGGTGCTCGTGTATCCCAGACTCCGTGCGGTGAACTACTGGCTGGTGAGTGGTAAACTGCAGGAGTGTGCGGCGCTGCAGCCGGACATCGATGCGTGGGCGGTGAGCGAGGGCTGCACGGTTGCCACGGCCACGGGGCGCATGGGGTGGTTGCGCGTGATCAAGACACCGCTCGGCGACGAGTGGCGTCCCGCCGGCGTTAAATATGTGAAGGACCTGCGCCATGAGTAGCGGCGTAGGCTTTGCGCCGCCTGTCGTTGTTCCTGTCTCGGTTATCTTTGGCCCACTTAGCCGAGCGCTCAATCGATTCCTCGCGGTTGGCAAGATACCACGCTTGCTTTACGGCACGCTTTCGCTCTTTCCCCACCAGGGATCCGCCATGGGGCGAGCGGTGGAGTCGGTTTCGCTCGGCGCTGTTTTCACCGTTTGTGACTATCTTAACGTTGCCGGGTTCATAGCCGCCCTTGTCCCCAAACCGCGCCATCACATACTGCCCCTTCCAGGGGCCGCGTTGATCCGACTTCCCGCTATTCCGCCAGATGGCAACCCATTCATCGAATGTAAAAAGGAACGGAATGCCGCGCTTTTTGGCGCCGTTCTTATGGTCGTTAAAAGCGACCCTCTCTGGATTGGCGGATCGCCAAGCGGCAGCTCTTGCTCTGGCTTCTTCGGTGTGGTCCGCGCGATATTTCGCGACCGCTACCCTGTTCTTTTCGCGCTGCGCTTCGGATGCTTTAAATGGCGTAGCCACTCGGTCCTCCTACAAGGATCGTCGGTTAGGGGCGGCACTGACGCAGCAACGTCGGTGCCGTTCCGGTCATACACCGCGCTGAATAGGAGTCTAGTATAATGTCCTCTGGAGGCGGTGGCACTAACACATCGACTGTTCAAAATTCTAACGCTTACATCCCGCCATGGCTGGAACAGGCCAGCGCTGGTGCGGTGCAACGCGCCGATGCGCTGAGCCAGCAGGGATACACTCCGTATTCCGGCCAGACCGTTGCCGGCATCGATCCGGCGCAGCAGCTGGCTTACCAGCGGACCGTGGCCATGCAGGGCCTCGGGACCGACCTCGCCTCCAATGGCATCGAGGCCCAGGCGGCCCTTGCCCGACAGGCGGCGCCGATCACCGCTGGTGGCATTCAGGGCAACACAAACCAGTTGCAACAGGGGTTCAACAGCCAGGTCTACGGGCCATCGCAGGGCCTGCTGGGCAACTACACGAGCCAGGGCCCGGCCACCGCGCAGGGCGTGGCGGCTGGCGCGCAGCAGTTGATGTCGCCCTACACGCAGTCGGTGATCGACCCGGCGAACCAGCTGATGCAGCAGCAACTGCGGCAGAATCTCAACACGATCGGCGCCGGGGCGAATCAGGCGGGTGCGTTCGGTGGCAGCCGGCAGGGCGTGCAGGAAGGTATCGCGCAGAGCCAGGCGGCGCTGGGGTCCGAGAAATACCTCGGCGACCTGCTCAACAACCAGTGGAACCAGGCCACCGGTATCAGTCGGGACGTGGCGCTGCAGGCTGGACAGCAGGGGCTCGCCTCCAACACCGCCTTGGCGAACCTGCTGCAGGGCGGCTACGGGCAGAATCAGAAGATGGGCGCCGACATCATGTCGTCGAATCTGAGCCAGGGCCTGGGGGCGGCGCAGAACCTGCCGCAGTCGCTGACGTCGCTGCAGAACATGATGCTTGGCCAGTCCAACGCGCTTAATCAGGCGGGCACGTTGCAGCAGCAGTATCAGCAGCAGTTGCTCAACGCGGCGCAGGGCGCTTTCGCCCAGCAGCAGGCGTTCCCGTATCAGCAACTGCAGACGCTGCTCGGTGCGGTGTCGGGCATCCCCTACAGCACCAGCAATTCTGGGTTCGCGCAGGAGATGAACCCCTACTACAGCAACCCGTGGGGTCAGGCGATCGGCGGCACAGCGGCGCTCGGCGGTCTGGCCGGTGTCGGCAGCCTGTTCGACAACACCAACGCGGGGAACGCATAGATGGCAGACGCGGGCGTAGGCGAGGCTGCCCTGCTTGCTGCGGTTGCTCCGGAGGTGATCGGCGGCGCGGCGGCGGCAGGGACCACGGCTGCGACGACGGCGGCGGCGCTGGCGGCGATGGCCCCGGAGGCGATCGGTGCAGCTGGGGCACTCGCTGGGACAGCGGCAGTGGCACCGGAGATAGCGGCGGCTGCGGTGCCCACGCTCGGGTTGGCGATTCCTACGACGGCAGCCGAGGCGGCGGCAACGATTGCGCCCGCGGCGGCAGAGCCGATCTTCCTCGGCGGCGCCGTGTCAGAGCCGGCAGCGGCGGGGCCTGTCATCGAGGGCGGCGTGTGGGACAGCGCTGCGACCCCCGGATTGCTGGGCGATACGGGTGCCGCTGGCACCTGGGAGGGACCGGCGACGCTGCAGGTGTCGGATTTGTCGGCGCCAGGCGCGATCGACACCGGCACGTGGTCTGAGGCTGGGTCGAAAGGCCTCCTCGATAAAGCCGCCGCGTGGTGGGACAAGGCGACGCTGGGCGAGAAGCTCAAGGCCGGCGGCACAG